CTGCGTCTTCGAATCCATCTGATATAAATCCAAATGGAGCCATATCTTGTTCAATTTGATTTTTTTGTTCCTCATATAATCTCTTTCTGACATCTTGGTCAGTCATCTCTTTGAAATAATCCTGCTGCACCAACCAAGAGAAAATAACCAAACACATGGCAAGGTCATCATTGCATCCCTCTTCTGCTTCAAATGAATTATGTTTTTGAGAGAATGTGGTTAGTTCTGAAATAATGTCATAATCAACCGTCAGCAATTTATCATCCTCTAACAATGTCTTTAAGTTAGAGCATCCCAACTTTTTGACTGCTGCAGTCATTCTTACACCGAGTTGAGTTTTCTTGCCAGAAAATCCCTGACCAACAATTTGACCATTTCTGCCTCTCATCGATGCCATAAGAATATTTTGATACTCAAGGTCATACTGTAGAATGCTTGCAACCTGATCACCAATATCATTAACTTCTATCATCAGGTATGCTTGATTATATGCTTTGGCAACATCAAGAATAATATTTGGAAACAACATTGGTTTTATTTCGTTGTTCCTATATTTGGCAACTACCTTATATGGAAACTCTGTTGTGTCAAAAACAATGAAGGCAGAGTAATCATTTCCTAGTCCTCGTGCCACATCGACAGTCATGATATAATTGTGGTCTTTTTCTGGATTGTTGTAGATATCAAGACCAGCGTTTCTTTTTATTGGGTCTTCATATACAAGATTTCTAAGTTTTGATGGATTGATGAGTGTATTAACAGATCCTAAGAATTCACATTCAAACTCAACCTTAAATTGCTGTTCGGAGGTGTTTGCAATTGTAGTATCTTTCCATGCGGCATCTCTGCCAGGAACTTCGGACCAATGAACATCAGTCGGAATATATTCGTTCTTTCCTCTTTCCGCATCATGCCACATACGGTAGAAGTGATTCATACCATGAGGTGTTGATACAATAATTACCTTGGTATTTTTACCAGAAGTAATTGTAGGATATACGGATGCAAAGAAAGAATCCGCAACATGATTCGGAACGAATGCAAATTCGTCCAAGAATAGAACATTAAATGACATACCACGAACAGCACTAGCAGATGTTGATGCTGCCAAGATTTTACTTCCGTTCTCTAATTCAATATTACCTTTATTCCAGACTAGGACACCTTGCTGCATCCATTTTGGAAGATTCTCATATGCTGTTGCAAGTCTTGCTAAAAGTTCTCTTGCCGTTGCTGCCTTGTTTGCAAGAATACCAATATTGACACTATCATTAAAAATAAGATAGTGAAGAAGATAAGAAACCACAGTAGTAGACTTACCAGTCTGTCGTGGCATCTTACAGATATTGAATCTGTTATTATGGAAATTATTAATTAACTTTTCTTGGAAATGATATGGGTGAAACTGAGTCAGTCCTTCATCCAAAGAAATAATTTTAATATAGTTGTTGGCAAAATATACGGGGTCTTCTTTACACTTGAGAAATTCAATGATTTGATCTTCACTGAACTCAATTGGCGTATTTGCCTTCTTTAGATTAGGATTACCAAGATATACACTATCAGTCATAATTTAAACACCAAGTTTATTTTTCAGAATTGCTATCCAAAAATCCTTTTTTTAACATTTTTGATAAGTCTGAGGTAGAACCAATAAACACAGCATTGTTTGTGACATTATTAGTTTTACTCGGAGATTCCTCATCAACCTCTTTTACTTTCTTTTGAAGTTCCATTAATTTATCAGTTGTATCAGCAACTGATTTAATAATTTGTCCTGCAACTTCATATGCTCTAGGACTTCCACCTTCGCTGGCAAGTTCCATTATACCATTCAAAGTTTCTTGTCCTTTTTCAATTAAGGAATATAGATTTGCTCTTGTATAGTCATAATCCTTTTTTACATCCTCTGGTTTTGAAGATGATTTTGGTGGAGCAACATCAAGAGACTTTGGCGTCTCTTCAACCTCAACAATGCTACTCTCAACATTAAGTGCTTTATCTAAATCATCGTAATTGTTTTTCATAATATATTACAGGTCAATTTGTCTGGTGGGACTGAGGTCTTTAGCATCACCATAATCACTCCAAGTTTCAGTGAAACCAAAGTTATCGTCTGGTCCTGCATCAATTGGATCTGGGACAACCGTATATCTGACTTCGCGTTTTGCGGTTTGTGTATTTGTTCCGGAGTGTTGATCGACAATAACTTTTTTGATAAGTCCGTCTGTGCTTTCTGCAACTGGACCAAACAGATAAGTTTTTGCAGTAAAATTCAATGTATATATCAATGCCCTTCTGGTTTCAAAAGAACCCTCATAATCATCTTGGAAAGAAATGTTTTCTAAAACCACTGGTATATCTCTCTTCTCTCCAATAGCATTTACCAAATCAACAGTAAGATTGAAAGATGGTTGAAAGAAAGGAAGTATTTGCTCAATAATTTGTAGAGCATCATCATTCAATTTGCTAAAGATACTCAGTTCAAAACCAATATTATAGGGAACTGGCATGAAGACTTTCTTTATGTTGTCTCCGTCCTTTGCTTTAAATGTTTGAGTTATGCCAGATTTTCTTGTAGAATCATACTGAATGTTTGTCATTTCAAATGACATCCTTGGCAGAGTTATAGCAACTGCTTTTGATAACTCTGCTTGTTCCTGAATCTTTGCCAGATACTTCTGCTGTGGTCCATATGCTAGACCAACTTTAATATCATCAAGAATAGTTCCATCAGACTTTTTGTGCTTAATATTAATGTTATTAAACAGAGTTCCGAAAGAAATAATTGTCTTTCGTATTATTTCGTGATAATAATAAGTTCCTAACATTAATACTCTCCGAAGGGATTACTCTCGCTAAAGTCTAATAGTGAATCTGCTTCTAATTCAATTTCCTCATTAGAGTCAGATGGTTGATCATGACTATCAAGATCATGAGTCTTTACAATATATGTAGCAGTGGATGAACCTCCAACGATTGTTTCACCATCAAAGAACTTACCGGTGTTTAGAGATACTCTAAGCAGAGATTCTCCGATAACAGTTACTGTTCCTGCTGCAGATACTGAAGTTCCGGAATTGAAATCCTTAACAACAGCAGTAACTCCAGAACTTTGTCCAGTGATTGTTTCGTTGTAGTAGAAAGTTCCAATTCCAGAAGTAGGTCCAGAGAATGTAAGAGTTGGTCCTCCTGCGGTGTATCCAATTCCAGAATTCAATATTCTTACAGTATTGATTCCTGCACCAATAGATGCATTAAATATTGGGTTAAGAACAGCAGTATTAATACCTGATGGAGGAGCAGTTACAGTAAGTGTTGGAGTGGATGAATATCCAGTTCCAGCAGCACCAACAACGACATTTTGTATACCAAAGGTTGTGGAAATAGAACAAGTTGCTGCAGCACCTGCTCCACCACCACCAGAAATTGTAATAGTTGGTGCTTCTGTATATCCAGCACCAGCATTAGTCATCTCAAGTCTTAGAACAGAGGTTACATTTGCTCTTTGAGTTGTAATTGCAACCGCAGATGCCTTAAATGAACCTGGGTCATCTGGTGGTGCTGAGAAAGTTACAGTTGGTGCAGAAGTAAACCCATATCCATCATTATTTAAGAATATTTCAGCAACTCTGCCACTAGATATGCCAACAGTGGCAGTTGCAGTTTGGGCAACTCCAACAAGGTTGATTGTTGTAATATAACCTTCATCTTTAAGTTGATTGTCAATTTCAGCAATACTGGTATCAACAAATTCATTCTCATATTCAAACAATTCACAACTCAAATCATAAGTATAGAGACTTCCTAATTGGTAGAATGGTTTCTCATGTTCTACTCTTTTAATTTCAAATAACCTTTCTCCAAGAGGGAAATAAATTAGATCACCCTCTTTTGGTCTGGTGATTAAGTCACCAAAAGTAAATCCAGTAATTCTTCCCTCTCTAATACCGGATGAAATACCCTCCAAGAATGGAGAAATAAAATCTTCAAATCTTTCTCTGGATATTGTAAGGTTTATTTCATTTTTTAATCTCAAACCAAACTTGGTCATTATATCGCTGTCTGGTGCATATCCATCAACATTGTTGATATATGCTTCGATTAAAAAACTGTCATCGAATTTTGATGACTGAATTTCTTTGATTATATCATCAGTTTTAAAAATTTTTCTTGGAAGATAGTATACTTCCGTTCCATAAATTTGTATCTGCTCGTTAATCAGTGATTGAACGAGGTCTTGCTCGCCAGGACTACCTTGTAGAAAGTAAGAATTTAAAGT